GCGGAGCTCGGCGAACACATCAGCATCAGGCATATCGACAGAATTGCGTCACGCGGCCGCTCTCAGCCTCTGCGGCAAAAATAATGTTATACTCTCGGTTCCCTGTATGGTCGGCCCGGGGAGCCATATTCTGCTGCTGGGAACCGCGCCGCGGGCAGCGAGCTCCATCAGAGCTCGTTGGTCGTAGACAATCTCCGCATGGTCGTCGCCGATGATGATCTCCCTCACGAACCGGGAGAGTAAATTCCTGGTTTTTTTGGCATTTTCAGATGACCTGATGGTTTCGGCCAGGAACTGGACGAGTTCTATCACCTGGTCGTCTGATATTGCCATCTGAGGCGGGATCTCCGCCTCGATATCGGCCAGTTTCCACTCCAGCTCCTTCAGGCGGCTGTTGTGCTGGCGCAGGCGTCTTGTCAGGTCCCCCAGGTTGGGGGTGTCTTTGCCGAGTTCCTCGAACAGTTCATAGATCTTGCTGGTCTTCCTCTCTATCTTGGCGATCTCCGCCTGTGTGGCTTCGCGGCGCTTTTTCTGGTCGACGGCCCAGCTACTGCATTCCCGGGCCAGTTGCAGGTAGATGCCGGCGACGGTATTTGCGTTGAGAATTTGATCCAGGAGCTGGCCCAGGAGCCAGTCATCCAGCTCATGGGCGGGGATGCGGCGATTTGGGCAGGTGCCCTTCTGCTGGGCGTTCCGGCAGTTGTAGTAGTGGTATCGCCTGGATCTACCCTTGGCGCTCTCGGTTTGGAGGCTGGCACCGCATTTTCCGCATTTCAGGATGCCCGTGAACAGGAATTTGCTGTTGGGTGACCCGGATCCCGTCTCTGGGGCGTCCTGATCGAGCAGGGCCTGGACGGCATCGAATATTTCCCGCTCGATGATGGGTTCGTGGCTGGAGACGACGATCCAGTCTGCCCTGTCTCTCTCCCGGCCTGTTTTCCTGTCCTTGCGGTTGAAAACCACGTGTCCGATGGCGCTCTCGTTTCTGAGCAGGGACAGGACGGATGATTTCTGCCAGGGCGCGCCGCGGTTGGTGATGCCCTGGTCATTGAGCGTCTCGGCGATGATCTTCGCGCCCTGCCCGGCCAGGCGCATGTTGAATATGAGGCGGACGGTTTCCACCTCGGGTGGATACGGCACCAGACGCTTGCGTTTGGGATTATCCGTCGCCGGCACGGGGCGGTAGCCGAACGGGGCGTTGCCGCCGTTCCAGTACCCCTCCATGGCGTTTTTCATCATCGAGCGCTTGGTGTCGGCCGCGATCTGGCGGCTGAAATATTCGTCGAATATCTCCAGCACGCCCTCCAGCATCCAGCCGCTGTCGCTGTCCCTGTCAATGGGGGTGCAGAGGTAGACGAGGCTGGTGCCGCAGTGGTCCAGGCGACGCTTGTAGAGGCCGGCATCGATGCGGTTCCGGGAAAAACGGCTGGTGGACCAGGTGATGAAATAGTCCGGAGCATAGACCTCGCAAAACGCGATGGCATCCTGGAATGCCGGGCGCCGGTCGTCGGTGCCGGTCAGGCCCTCGTCGGAGAATACCCGGAGGACATCGGCGCCGAGTTCCTGGGCGCGCTGCCGGGCGCGCTCTATCTGGGCCGGCACGGACACTTCCTCCTCGGCCTGCCTGGCGGTGCTGACACGGGCGTAGATGATGGCTGTCTTGGCGGTCATGGCTCTATTCTTACCTCTCCGCTTCTGGTTGACACGTGAACAGTCCATCAGTGTACACATGGCTGCGGCCCCGACAAACCGCGCCCTTATTCTGTCTTGCCATCCCCTGAATAATCAGCAGGATGGGAAACCCACGCCGCCGCACAGATCATGAGCAGGAAAGCCTCAGGACCGTCAATTTTCGGTGCCCTGCTTGTGATTGGCGTTTTGAGACTGACCCCGAGCGCATCGAGGACGCGCCGGATCGGCCATGGCACCCTTATCTCTATTTCGCAACCTGCCCGTCCTGCGGCGAAGAGGCCGGCCAGGCACCCTGGGAAAAGGGCCTCATGGCCGCCCATGGCCGCCAGACGGGCCCGAAAACGCCGGAGGGCAAAGCGGCAGTCACCGCCAACCTGGCCGGCCACCCCACCCCGGAGGAATCACTGCGGACGCGCTTCAATGCCATGAAGCACGGGCTGTTCGCCCGTGTGGCCCGATACTTCCCAGCCAAGCCTGGCAAATACCCGCATTGTGAAACATGCGAATATCTGAACAACGGCTGCGAGGACCAGGTGGCCTGCCTGCGGCGCACCGAGCTGTTCATGCGCTACGACATCGCCTTTCAGACCGGCGACCCATCGCTGCTGACGGAGCTGCAGGCGGACAACCAGGCCATGGTCCAGGCCATCATCAGCGACATCATGCTGGCCATCATCTCCACCGGCGTGGAGCTGAAACAGCCGGAATGGTATTTCGACCCCAAGGAGGGTGATTTCCACCTGGTGTCCTATGAGAAGGACGGCGTGCAGGAATACATCTACAAGGTCTCCGCCCACCCCCTATTGAAAACCCTGGCCGATTTCCTTGCCAAGAACAACATGAGCCTGGCCGACCTGAACATGACCCCCAAGGGCCAGGAGGACAGCGAGCTGCTGCGTGGCTACCTGGACAACCAGGGTGACCGGGAGAGCCTGGCGGATTACCAGCGCCAGCAGCAGGCGCAATTGCAGGCCCTGGAGGAGAAATTCAACCGCAGCCGGGAAAAGTTGCAGCGCGACCCAGTGATGATCGAATACGACGAGGCCGAGAATGGCTGAGCGCGTCAGCAAATCACGCCGCATCCAGCTCCAAAACGTCGCCGAGCGCGAGATCCACCGCTATGCAGACGATCATGCCCTGTGGCACAAATTCATCCACAACGTGGAGCTGGACCCGGTGCAGGTCCTGAAGATGATCGAGATGGACCATAACCCCTACACCCTGGATTTCTCCTGCCGCCGCACCGGCAAAACGGCGGTCAAGGAACTGTATCTCATGGAGTGGAACGCCAAGAACTCGGACCAGGAGCTGGGCATCGTCGCCCCCCGCGAGGCCCAGTCACAGACCAACCTCAACTACCACCTGGACGCCATCCGCCGCTCCGAGATCCTCACCGCCTACCTGGCGCACAAATCCGGCCGCACCCAGATGGCCGACACCTATTACCAGTTCGACAACCGCTCCATCGGCCGGGCCTACGGCATCATGTCCCAGGTGGATGGTGGCGACCTCACCGTGGCAAGCCTGGAGGAGGTGGACGACATGCCGCGCGAGCGCCTGTTCAGCCGGTTCCTGCTGATGATGGGATCCAAGCGCCGCCTGGGCGCCAGCAAGGAGAGCAGCAACGACCCGCAGATCCGCATCACTGGCGTTTTCAAGGGGGCGGATACCCTGTCCGAACTCATCGAGAGCGGCAAATATCACCTGCTGCCCACCGTGGACGCCCACCTGGGCGTCGAGATGGGCATTCTGGACGGCGCCTTCATCGAGGACATGCGCGACCAGCTCTCGCCGGATGAGTACATCCGCCAGTTGCTGTGCCGCAACGTCTCGGCGCGCAACCTGATCTGGGAGAAATACATCCGCCGGGCCATCCAGGTGGGGCTGAAATCAGGCCTTGAGCTGGCCCAGCCCCTGCCAGGTGCTGAGTATCAGCGCCGCGGCCTGATCTCGTTCGGCTACGACCATTCCGGCCATGGCGAAAACCCCCACGCCTCGCGCTACGCCCTGGTGGTCACCGAGATGATCGGCAATTTCTGCTGCGTCATCTTCGCGCGCACCTGGCCACCTGGCACCGATGAGTCGGTGGTGAAAAACGACATCAAGGGCTTCTGGCGCTACTTCCGCCCCGACTACGCCATGGGCGACGCCTATGGCATCGGCCTGCTCACCCAGCTCAACGATGAGCTGTTCCGTGATGGACTCACCAGCATCAACCGGCAGACCATCGGCGACGGCGAGAGCACGGCCAGCACCTGGCCGGCGTGGGCCTTCTCGCCCATCCGCTTCGAGGGCATGGTCAAACACCAGATGGCCACCGCGCTGCGGGCTGTGTTCCACAACGGCAACGCGGCCATCCCCTACATCGACGACCTGGACCCGCGTGACCCGGAAACCATCGACCTGCGCACCCTGATCCGGCAGCTCGGCAACATCAAGCCGGAGGCCACCAAGGCCAGCTATGCCAGCTACAAGATGGTCAAGGCTGACCTGGGCGACGACCTGTTCGACGCCGCCATGGCATCGGTCTGGGCCCTGGCGACACGCGGCGCCGCGCCGGCCAACACCATCATTCAGCACAGGACGACGACACGCGACCGGCTGCTGCGCGGCGTGGCGGCCTGACGGGAGAACACGATGCCATCGATTGCAGACATCATGAAAATGTTCGGCAGGGGCCGGCCGCCACAGACCGACCCGCTGCCGGGCGAAACCCGGGGTGCCACCTCGGAGATCGGCCGGCGCCCGACGCCAGAGAACCAGGTCAGGCGCCTCTACCAGCAGATGTGGGTGGACCACAGCCTGCGCGCCACCATCCTGGATCTGCGGGAGATGGACCGCGCCGACCCGAGGGTGAAAAAAATCCACGGGCGCATGGCGCGCACCGCCATAAAGGGCGGGCTGCGCATCACCATCAAGAGCAGCGAGAAGCGCGTCATCCGCCTGTGGCAGGCATTCGAGCGCAGACTGCACCTGCACCGGCATGAGAAACTGGAGAGCGACGCCCGGGGCCTGGTGATGGAGGGCAACCTGCCCCTGCAGTGGGTCATCGGTGCCGACGGGCGCGTGGCCGCCGGCATCCGCATGCCGTCCGAAACCATCAAGCCCGTGGTGGATGCCACGGGCCGATTCAAGGACCCACTGCGCGCCTATGAGCAGGCGGACATTTTCACCGGCAAAAGCATCGCCGCTTTCGCCCTGTGGCAGCTCACCCTGGTCAGGCTGACGCCGGACAACTACGACGACCTGGGCAGCATGGGCCGCCCCTACCTGGACGCCACCCGCGCCGTCTGGCAGAAACTGACCATGACCGAGGAGGACCTGGTGATCCGGCGCCGCACGCGCGCCCCGCTGCGCATGGCCCACGTTCTGGAGGGCGCAAGCGAGGAGGACATCGACAAATACCGCGCCCAGGTGGAAAACGACCAGAACGAGATCACCACCGATTTCTACCTCAACAAAAAGGGCAGCGTGAGCGCCGTGCAGGGCGACGCCAGCCTGGACCAGATCGCCGACGTCTCCTACCTGTTGGACACGTTTTTCGCCGGCGCGCCGGCGCCCAAGGGGTTGTTCGGCTACTCCGACGGTTTGAGCCGCGATATCCTGGAGGACCTGAAGCGGGACTATTACGACGAGATCGATTCCCTCCAGGATACCCTCTCGTTTGCCTACTATCTGGGATTCCGCCTGGAGCTGCTGCTGCAGGGCATCAACCCGGACGATTACGATTTCGACATCGTGTTCGCCGAGCGCCGCACGGACACCCCGAACCAACGCGCCGACCTGGCGTTGAAATATCAGGCGCTGGGCGCGCCCAAGGAGATCGTATTCGACGCCGCCGGACTCGACCCAGCGAAGGTCAAGGACCAACTGGAGGCGGAGAACAACGACCCCTACCCCACCCTGCTGCCAGAGGAAAGCGCCAACGGCAGGCCCCGCGTCAGCGTGACGCCGAGCAACGCGCGCAAGGGCGAGAGTGCCACCACCATATCGACGAGGAACTGATGGCATGAGGACTGCACTGCTGATTTTGATTCTGCTGGCGGCTGATTGGGCGGCAGCGGCAGAGCGCGACTACCAGATGCCCTGGTGCGCCGCGCATGGCGGCACACCGGAATACGTGCTGCCCGACAGAACCCGGGTGGACTGCCTCACAGAGACCCACGCCATCGAGTTCGATTTCGCCAAAAAATGGGCCGAGGCACTAGGTCAGGCGCTGTTCTATGCCTCATGGACCAACCGCCGCGCCGCCATCGTATTGATCATGGGGCCTAAAGACGAGCACTTCATGGGCCGCCTGCGCGCCACGGTGGAACACTACGGCCTGCCGGTGGATATCTGGAGGGTCGATAAATAATGCCCCTGGCCGCCAACAGCCGCACCGCGACCAAGGCCGCCATCAAGCGGGCCTCCGCTCGCGCCCGCTCGGACATGAACCGGCTGGACCGCGACTACCTGGAGGCGCTGGACCGCCTCTACCGGGATGCGGCGGAGCGCATCAAGTCCATCATCCATGGTCACGCCGACGGCCAGGGCATGCTGCGCCTGGAGATCCTGCAGCGGCTGCAGGTGCAGATCGACCTGCGGCTGCGCGACCTGGCTGCACAGCGCAACCAGATGCTGGACGATGGTCTGCAGGCCGCCGCAGGCCTCGGCGTGGGACCGTTTTCCACCGCGCCGGAGCTGACCGGCCTGCTCTCCGGCCTGTCGGACGAGGCGGTGCGCTTCGTCAAAAACTTCATCGACAAGGACGGCCTGCAGCTCTCTGATCGCCTGTGGCGGCTTGACCGCGGCGCCATCGATGGCGTGCGCCAGACTGTGGAGAGCGCCATCATCCAGGGCCACTCGGCCAGCCAGGCCGCCAACGAGTTCCTGGCCGCCGGCAAGCCGGTTCCAGCAGGAATCACGGGCAAGATCAGCGCCGCAAATGCCGGCGCCGTGGCCACTTCGGCCGCCTCGGCACTGCTGATCTCAGACGACAACCCACGCCATCATGCCCTGCGGCTGTTCCGCACCGAGCTGAACCGCGCCCATGGCGAGGCCTACCGGGCCGCGGCGTTCGAGCACCCGGACACGGTGGGCACGCGCTTCCTGCTGAGCCCTAGGCACCCTGAACCTGACATCTGCGACATGCACGCCAGGGTCAACCGCTACGGCCTCGGCCCAGGGGTCTACCCCAAGGGCAAATCTCCTTGGCCGGCGCACCCCAACACCCTGAGCTATGAGGAGGTGGTGTTCGCAGACGAGGTAACGGAGGAAGACAAGGCTGGCAGGACTGACCGGATCACCTGGCTCAAAAATCAGGCGCCAAGCATCCAAGAGGCTGTGCTTGGGTCACGCAAAAAGAGAGCCGCCTTAATCAATGGCGTATTGCGTGAGAACGAGATCGTCACCCCATGGAAAATCCTGAAAAAGCGCTATTTAAGGCGCGGCATCGACGTAAACTCATTATCGGCATCGACCGTCGAACCTCCCTCGTCGATCTCCGGCGGAGAAAAACCAAAAGGAACAAAAACTGGACCCTCCGCCCCCGTCTCAGCCGCGCTAGAAGTTATGGCACACAAAGTTCAATCACAAAGGGCGCTGGCAGCTATCGATAGCGTTCATGGGGATGGCAGCCTGCCTGTTATTAAGGTCAAGGGCAGTCCGCATAATGCAAAATATCTCGGTGCTTACTATTTCGACCAGGTCACAGAGAAGGCTTCGCATATCAGCATTACGGCGGGGGGAGATCATAAGGAACTGACCTTGTTGCACGAGGTCGGACATTTTATTGACCACCAAGCAGCGCCTGGAAAGGGTTTTTCATCCGTATATCACGAGATATTCTCTGATTGGCGCGAGGCCGTCAGCAACACACCAGAGATTCAGCGACTGCAGGCCATGTTGCTGGGACCAAACATCTTGAAATTGCCGGATGGGTCAACACATCATCTTGATAAGGCATATATTAAGTACCTTCTGAGCTACGAGGAGGTCTGGGCGAGGAGCTACGCACAATGGATTGCAACGCGCGCCGGTAACAACGTAATAAAAAACCAGTTACAGGTTATATTAGATGGACAGGCTGCGGCTATGGTTTCGTATCCCAGCCAATGGAATTCAGATGATTTTGAGGTGGTTGCGGAAGCAATAGGTAAAATTGTGGAGAAAATGGGATGGCTATGACAGAGCATGAAAAAGAACGCCGCATCGAGGAGATGATGCGTGTTGCCAATATGTCTCGCAAGCAGGCAGAGTTTGCGGTGGCCATCGAAAGCGGCGAGATATCCGGTGACACAATTGACGTTTCTTCAGGTCAGACCGATGAAAAAAAGCGACAACAGTAACATCAGATGCACATGCGGGTTCACCATATTCGATGGCGAGGTTATCAAATGCCGTGTCATGAAGATCAGCAGATCAGGGCCATCTCATGTGAAATGCACGAAATGCAAGCGGTGGGTTGAAATTCCATTTGCGGTCTGCGAGATATGAAAAAGTGGATTTTTGATGTCCTTATTGCATTTGATCAGCTGGCCAACGTCGCATTCAAATGGCCGTTGAATCGGGTGTTCGGGATCCGGGGCTTCGGCGCCCCGGATGAGACGATCAGCAGCGTGCTTGGCAAGCACTATGATCAGTGCCGTTTCTGCAGGGCAGTTTGTAAATTGCTCAGCAGATTGCTCGGCGACAAGCATTGTCGACGCGCCATAGAGGCTGATGAGGGAGAGCAAGCATGAAGTATTTATACCGTTTGAGCGGCGGTGAAGTCCTGTCGCAGTCTATAGAAGTGGATCCCTGGCCGGGGGTCGATACCAGATTCTACGGAGTGCTGACCGACCCGGCAGTAGATTCAGGACTCGACCCCAGCGCACCAAAGATCTGGGATGGAGCACTGATCAGAAACGCAACAGCCGCAGAGATCTCCGCATTCCCAACGGCAGCTCAGACAGACGAGAATCTGATAGCCCGCGAGGAGGCCGCAGACCTGTTCCTGACAGAGAAAGGACCGCTCGCAAAAATGTTTCGGCTATTTACGCTCGTCACACTGGATGAGGTCAATGTCTGCCGCCGGTTGCTCGGGCTCACTGACCTCACCATCACTGACATCCGTGCGAAGGCGCGGGCCTATCTGGACGCCGGCGCCGCCGACTAACCATGGCGCTCGATGTAAAAGTCGGGACGTTCTCATCCGCAGCTGGGACCCAGACGATTGCTATCGGATTCCAGCCGAAGGCTTTGGTGTTTTTTAGCATCGCAACAACTGGTCCGCAAGACAAAGGCGTCGTTCATGGTGTTGCTACAGGGGTATCGAACCAAGGGTGCATCGCGTCTGCATTGGATCACTTCTCAGGGTATGACTCGGGCATTATATCCAATTCGTCTTGTATTATATTTTTAGATAACGCAGGAACAATTATCGATGCGGCCAATCTTTCCGCCATCTCAAGCACAGGTTTTGATCTAACATGGACTACGTTTGGTGGCAGTAAATCCATAAGTTATTTGGCGCTAGGAGGGGCCGATATTAACAATGCATTTGCGGGCAGTTTCATTTATCCAGCCGGGACAATACACGCAGAAACAGCACCTGGGTTCACGCCTGATGCCATAATGCTGCTATGCGGTGAATACACGGCGTTTGATGTAAAAAAAGAAGCATATGATATTTCCACTGGATTTGCAGTTTCTACGAATAATTCGCAATGTTTTACCGCTAGAAGCAAGTCCGCTGGCGGCGCCGCGGATAGTGTTTCCGGATATAAATCCGGGAGAATAGCTGTAATTCCAGACCCCCCCAATAATTCAACGCGTTTTGAGGCGAGTGTTTCGTCGTTCGACGCAGCCGGATTCACTCTGAACAAGGATGTTGGCGGTATCCTGCAGGCTGGATGCGTCTATTTGGCACTAAAAGGCCCGTCGTTCAATATAAACACCGCAGCATCCCCAACAACAACCGGCACACAGTCGCTCACGGGGTTCGGGTTTCAGCCCGCTGCTGCGATATTTCATCACGCATACAACGACAATGCAGATGGCGTGTTCACAGAGCCTGCTGGCAGGGGGTTCGGGTCCACCGACGGAGCAAGCGAATTCGCCTGTGGCGACCTGCATAGATTGAATTCTCTTAATTTCGGGTCAAGGTATGTGTCCGGGAAGCTGATCACCATACCAGATGGTGGTGGCGTCGTAATAGAAGAGGCCGCATTATCCAGCTTCGATGTGGACGGCTTCACGATCAATTGGACCGCTGTCGATACCTCCGCTAGAAATTTCGGCTGGCTGGCCATAGGGCCTGCATCGGCAGGCGGCGGGACTCCGGTCTCTTCATCGCTGCAGTCACAGCTGGAGTCCCAGCAGGCGGCGAGATCGCAGATAGCGGCGATGCTGGAGAACATGAGCCACGTCGGCCTGCCGAGCTCGGCGGGGTTTGAATGCGCCAGGGCGCTGTTGTCGGCTCATTTATGCGGGCTCGAATCCGTCTCGACGACGGCGGCAGCCGCGTCATCGTGGTATGGCACATTGGCTGCCCTGGCGGCGTCGTCGGTTGTCCGTTGGGAGTCTACAGGCCCGGTTTTGATCTCACCGCCATCCGCCATCGAGGCTGCGCAGACAGCGCTGATGACGATGCCATCCGGGGCAGAGTCTCAGTCAATGGTTGCGCCATCATCTTCACCAGCCGTCGAAACCTTGTTCCGCCTGGTCGCCACGCTGGCCTCGGGATACGAGGCGCGAGGCATTGCCACGGCACCGGTGTCGACGGCGGTGGCGGTGGCCATCGAGGCGCTGCAGGCGGCGCGGCGCTCGCAGCCTGCACCCACCGAGGGCCTGGCGAGCGCGGTGCGGTTGTCGGCCTCGCCCATCGAGGCCTTGCGCGCCCTGGGGCGCAGCGGGATCAGCCCCGTTGAGGCGCTGGCCATGCTGGCGTCCATGGCCGGTGTGCCGTTCGAGGCCGACGGGGCTATTGTCGCGGTCAATTACCACGACCTCGAGCTGCTGCTGTCCGCCAGCGAGAGCATCGAGGCGATTCTGCGCGGGGACATCAACCTGCATTGAGACAAACCGCGCCCTTATCCTGTCTTGACGGCGGATATAGGATGGCGGACAACCAGATCTGAGGCACAACGCGAGAGCGATAAGCCGGAGCAGGCCCATGAGGGGGCGCTCCGGCTTTTTTTGTGAGGACACGATATGCCAATATTGTCCAGCGAACTCAAAAAATATGGCGCCCTGAGCCGACCGGAGGACGACGTCTCGGCCAGCGGCGGCGGCATCGATGCGTCCTGCGTGCTGGATGTCACGCAGATGGCGGCCAACGATCAGCTGCGCGCGGTGTCCGACAATGCCGCCGACACCATGAACCTGACCATCACCGGGCGCGACGCCACGGGCGCCATCGTCAGCGAGACCAAGGCGCTCGCGGGCACAACGCCGGTGACTTTCGCCACCACATTCGAGCGTTTTCTCAAGGCAGCGCTTTCAGCCGCGCCGGCGGGCAACGTCACCATCGAGCGCAACACCAACCCATTCGACGATGTGGTCATCCTGCCTATCGGCAAGACGGCCGCCTCCATCCTGTTCATCGATTCCACCAGCGAGGCCTCGCCCACCACCCGCTACGAGAAGGAGTTCTGGCGCAACGAGAACGCCAGCCTGACCCTGACCAACGCCGACATCACCCTGACAGCCGATCCCTCTGCCTCCATCCGCATCGGCGTGGCCACGGCGAAGGACGACACCGGCAGCGTGACCAACCGCAAGACGGCGCCGGCCGGCGTGACGTTTGTGGACGACTCGGTGGCGCAGAACGTGCCCACAGGCGGGCTGGCGGCCAACGAAGCCATCGGCGTCTGGATCGAGATGAGCCGCGCGGCGGATGCCGCTGCCATCAAAAGCAGCTACACCACACAACTGGCGGGGACAACGGTATGAGGATCACCTGCATAGGCCCGGTGCTGGGCCGCTATACCCAGGCCGAGGCCCAGGCAGCCGGCAAGCCGTCCATGGCCGGTCATGTCAAGCGCGGCGTTGAGCGTCGGGAGGAGATCCCGGCGCGCGACGAAAATGGGAGCGTGATCCTGGGCGATGATGGCAGGCCTGTCATCGAGGAGGTAAAGACGCATGTTGCACCCTGCGGGCAGAACCTCACGGCACTCTACGACCAGGTGCCGGCCGACGGCGAGGACCACTATGTGAAATGCCCGCAGTGCGGCAACGTGAGCCGGGTGACAAAACTGCCGCCTCCAGATGACGCCGGGGGTTGACGGTGCTGGTCGCCGGCGAGTACGGCAAGGTCCTGCGCATCAATGCCGGATATGACCTGAGCGGCGCCACGGCGTTTGCACTGACGGTGACCCGCCCCGACGCCTCGACGTTCTCGGCCGGGACGGCGCAGATAACGGTGGGGGCCGCAACTATCCAGGCCAAGGTGGAGCGACCCGACGGGTCGGTCGTCCAGAAAACGTTCATCGCCGGGGAGTACGTGGAATACACGCTGACGAACGGCGACATACCCATCAAGGGGCGCTACCACGCCAGGCTGCAGGCGGACTTTGGCGCGGCGCAGCGCCTGAGGAGCATCGACAAGGTATTCAGGGTGTTCGGCTGACATACCGCGCCCTTATTTTGTCTTGACGCCACAAGGTATGGTGGCACACAACGCAGAGGCACAACGCGAGAGCGATAAGCCAGGCGGGACCGTGGAGGCGGTCCGCCTGGCTTTTTTTATGGACCGGACATGATACGGAGACACAAACGCATCCTATTGGATCACAGCGGGGCGCCGGAGGGCGCAGTCCGTATCCTGTGCGACCGCGTGGATGCGCGGCGCCTGGGCGAAGACAGCCGGACGACGACGGTGACGCTGGCGCGGGTGGTGACGTTCGACGATCCATTCTATGGGCGCATCGAGCTGACCCGCGCGAAGTTCAATCAGATGATCCGCAACTTCGAGGCGGACGTCTATGGGCAGGAGATCTATCTGGACGTGGCCCACCGGCCGTCCGAGGGCGCCGGCGGCACCATCAAAAAGCTGTTCGTGGACCGCAACAAGTTCCGCGCCGAGGTGGAGTTCACGGACTACGGCCTGGAGGCAGTCAAGAAGCGCGGCATGCGCTACCTGTCCATGGATTTCACCGAGAACTACGAGGACCCGGAGACAGGCAAGAAACACGGCCCGCTGCTGTTCGGCGCGGCCATCACCACCCGCCCCCGGGTCAAACGCCTGGACCCCATCTCGCTGTCGTTCGACGACGACAACCCAACGCTGATCAGCCCCCGCGCTGAGTACCTATTCCAACAGGAGATCGAGACCATGAAAGAATTTCTGAAAAAACTGCGCGCCGCCCTGGAGAAGAAAAAGCTCTCCGCGGACCTGGTGGATCAGTTCTGCAGCCAGTTCGAGACCGCCGGCAAGCAACTGGGCGATGACGAGGAGGCGCTGCAGGCGCTCTACACCGCCCTGGAGACCGCCGGCCTGCAGCTTGCCGAGCAGATTTCGCAGACGCCAGGCGAGCAGACCATCAAGCTGGATTTCTCCAACCTGAACCTGCCGGCGGCCGGCAACGGCGGCCTCAGCGAGGACGACGTCAAACGCCTGATGGCTGAGCAGGCCGAGACCGCGGAGGCGGAGCGCCGCCAGCTCGCCGAGCGGCGCGAGGCCAACGTGACCCTGTTCAACAAGCTGCTGGACGACGCGGAAGGGCTGAAAAACCTGCCCGAGGACGCCCGCAAGCAGTTGGGCGAGGCCGCTGAGCTGATCAGCCCGGAGATGAGCGAGGACCAGGTCAAGCGCCTGGCCGAGCATCAGATCAAGCTGGGCAACCAGATGGCTGTCTCCTCGCAGCTCGCCGCCATGGGCTGGCAGGGCGCCCAGGGCAACGTCCATATCGCCATGGGCGAGAGCCAGGATGCCCAGGCCCTGGAGCAGGAGATCCTCACCGGCCTGCGCGGCACGGCGCTGCATGCCAACGGCCGCCTGCGCCTGTCGGAGAAGGTACC